GAGGTTATTGAAACAGCTAGTGGAAATAGAATTGTTATAACTACTGGTGAATGGGAAATTAAGCCAGATTTAGATGTTAACAATGCAGATCCACGAAGTCATGTAGAAATAATGTTAGATAAAATTGAAACTGTTTTGCAAGGCAGAGCAGATGCAGATGTTTTATCTTATTCTATTAATGGTCGTTCTTTATCTAAAATGTCACCAGATGAACTAGTTCAATGGAGAAATTATTATAAAAAAGAACTAGCAATGCATAAAAGAAAAGAACTTATTAAAAGAGGTAAACCAACAGGTGCAACTATTTCGGTGAGGTTTTAGATGGGTATTTTTGATTTTTTAAAACGTGACCAAAATCCAAAAACAATCAAGAAAAGAAATTATGGTGGAGCTAGAGGTGGTCGCTTATTTGGTGACTTTGTTGGGTCTTCTTTTAGTGCAGATAGTGAATTAAGATATAATCTTGAGGTTTTAAGAAACAGATCAAGAGAATTAGTTAGAGATAATGAATTTGCAAAGCGATATATCAACCTTATTAAAACAAATGTTGTTGGTGATAAGGGTTTTCATCTACAAGTTAAAGCTAGAAATGAAGATGGCACATTAGATAGACCGGGAAATGCAATTATTGAAAATGCTTGGAAAAGTTGGGGCAGATTAGGTAATCCAACTGTTGATGGTCGTATGAGTTGGTTAGATTGCCAAAAATATGCAATTGAAGCATTAGCTAGGGATGGTGAAGTATTTATCAAAAAGCTATCTGGCAAAAGATATAAAGATAATTTTAGCTTGCAATTAATTGAAGCTGATATGGTCGATGAGAAAAAGAATGAAGTTCTGCAAAATGGCAATCAAATTAGAATGGGTGTTGAGTTAGATCAATATCATAAACCTGTTGCTTATTGGGTTTTAACTAGCCATCCCGGAGATAGACATTACAATAAAACACCGGGTCAGAAGCATATTAGAGTTCCGGCAGATGAAATAATCCACGTTTTTATGCCAACCAGAACACATATGACAAGAGGTGAGCCATTTATGGTTTCTGTTATTAGCACTTTAAAGATGTTAGGTGCTTATAGGGAAGCTGAAATAATTGCTGCAAGAATTGGTGCATCTAAAATGGGAATGTTAACAACACCTAATTCAGATGATTTTATGGGTGATGATTTGCATGATGGTCATATGCCAATGATAGATGTTGAGCCGGGAACATTCCATCAACTTCCTGCAGGTTATGATATTAAGATGTTTGATCCAGACCATCCTAATACTGGATTTGCTGAATTTGAAAGTGCTATGCTTAGAGGTGTAGCATCTGGATTAAATGTTAGTTATGCAGCTTTATCAAGTGATTTATCATCTGTTAATTATAGTTCAATAAGACAAGGAGCATTAGATGAAAGAGATGGTTATAGATCTTTGCAAGAATTTATGGTTCAACATTTTGCCGAAGTTGTGTTCAAAGATTGGCTCTCAAGTGCGATGGACTTTGGAACAATACCAATACCATCAACTAAATTTGATAAATTTTACGATAATTCTACTTTTAGGGGTCGTGGTTGGAATTGGATTGACCCACTAAAAGAAATAAATGCTGCAGTTGTTGGATTGCAAAATGGTATATTATCGCATCAAGATGTTGCTGCTCATTATGGTCGTGATGTAGAAGAAACATTTAGCCAAATCAATCGTGATAAAGAAATGGCTAATCAATTTGGATTATCTATGGCATTTGAGCCATTTGGTCAAAAATTCCCTGCTGAACCAGAGGTAACTGTCGGAGAAGATGATGGCGAAGTATAAAGGGGAAGATATAGACCTTACACCAACTGAAGCAATGGCTGAAGAAGCACAAAAGGGTCTTGATTGGCGCAAAGAATTTGGCAGAGGTGGAACAGAAGTAGGTGTTGCAAGGGCAAGACAGCTAATTAATAGACAAGAAGTATCTGCTGAAACAGTTAGAAGAATGCATTCTTATTTTTCAAGGCATGAAGTTGATAAAGAGGGTGAGGGTTTTTCTCCCGGTGAAGATGGTTATCCATCAGCAGGTCGCATAGCTTGGGCATTGTGGGGAGGTGATGTTGGTCAAAGTTGGGCAAGAAATAAAGATAGACAACTAGATAAGATAGATGAAGATAAAAGAGAATATGAAGAATATGTTAGACCATATCCTAATGAGCATTCAGCGAGGTTAACAAACCCGGATAAATATGATATATTCAGACGTGAAAAGGATGCAGGTGGTAAAGGTATAGATTTTATTTATGGTATTAACGATCAAGGGTCTGAAATACAAGCTATAAGATTTGATGAAAAAGAGTTTACTGAAGAAGAAGCTAAACAATGGTTAAAAGATAACGATTTTGATTATATTTTATTCGAAGCTGCATTAAAGGAAAGAGGTGCTAAAATGGAAAATAGACACGTTGTAGATGTTCAAGAAACTGAGGACACAGTCACAGTTGTTTTTGAAAAGCATCATGCAGAACCATCTGAAGAAATGACTGAAGAAAAAATGGGTCACGAAGAAGAAGAAAAAATGGAACATGAAGATGAAAGAAAAGAGCCTATTACTTTAGATTATAGGGCGATGCATCTTGATGATAAAGCTATAGATGAAGAAACTAGAACTGTTAGAGTAGGTGTTTCAAGCGAAGAACCTGTAAAAAGACAGTTTGGAATGGAAGTAATGGATCATACAAAAGAAAATATGAACCTAGAATTTTTAAACTCTGGTCGTGCGCCACTATTATTAGATCACGATATGGAAAAGCAAATCGGAGTTGTCGAATCAGTTGAACTTGATGAAAATGCTCGAAGATTAAGAGCATCTGTTCGCTTTGGAAAAGGTGAACAGGCTTCTGAAGTGTTCAATGATGTTGTTGATGGGATTAGGCAAAACATTAGTGTTGGCTATCGTGTTGACAAAAAAGTAGAACGTGAGGATGATCCAGAAGATTATTATCGTGTCGCTACTACACCAATGGAAATTAGTATAGTGTCAATTCCTGCAGATCAGTCAAATCTTGTTGGTGTTGGTCGTTCTAGTTCCGAAACATTAAAATCAACCATTCAGATAAAGGAGAAAGATATGTCTGAAAAAATCGATCTTGATGCAGTAAGGGCAGAAGCAGCCAAATCAGCATCAAAAAATGCTAAAGAAATAATGACTTTAGCAAGAAAGCATAATAAAGCCGATTTAGGTGAAGATGCTATCGGTCGTGGAATTGACATTGCAGAGTTCAGAGGTGAGCTTTTAGATGTTATTGGAAACGACAAGCCACTAGACACACCAGTAACTGTAATTGAGCAGTCTGCTAAAGAAAAAAGAACTTATTCTTTAGGAAGAATGATACAGGCACAAGTAACTGGTGACTGGAAAAATGCAGGTTATGAAAGGGAACTTTCAGACGAAATAACAAGAAGAACTGGTAAGCAGTCACAGGGATTTTATGTTCCAGACTTTGCTTGGAGATCTGGTGTTATGACAACTGCAGCAACTGGTGCAATCGCAGGTGAGAATGTAACAGATCAGTTTGTTCCAACAATCCAAAGAGGTGATTTATTCATCGAAGCATTAAGAGCAAAGCAAGTAATGGCTAACTTAGGTGTTACTTATCTTGGTGGACTAACAAATAGAGTTAGAATGCCAAAGATTGCTACTGGTGCAGCAGCAGGATTTGTGGAAGAAGCAGGTGATGTTTCAGATCAAAGTCCAACAGATGCAGGTGTAACATTACAGCCTAGAACATTAGGTGCATTCGCAACTATGTCAAGATTGTTAATGTTAGAAAGTGTTCCTGCAATCGAGCAGATTGTTCAAGACGATCTACTAAGATCTATTGCTGATAAGATTGAATATTATGCAATAAATGGTTCTGGTTCTTCTGGACAACCTACAGGAATATTAACAGATGGTAATGTTAACAACTTAGATATTTCTACAGGTACAGATGTGGCAGCACTAACTTGGGCAGACATTACTGATCTAGTGAAGCTAGTTGAGGAAGATAATGGTGTTGTAAATGCAGCAACATTAGGTTTCTTAACTAATCCAAAGGTTAAGGCGAAAATGGCAAACACAGTAAAAGTTGCTACAACTGATAGTGTGATGTTATTGAATGACCCTTGGAATGCCATTTATGGATACAAGGCTGAGTTCACAAATAACGTGCCATCAGACCTAGATCCGGGTGATGGTGGATCAGATGCATCAGCAATGATATTTGGTGACTTCTCACAGTTAATGGTGGGATTATTCGGAGCGCCATCAATCATAGTTGATCCTTACTCTGGTTCAAAGTCTGGCGATGTTCAGATTAGTGTTATGCAAGAAGTTGACGTTGCATTAAGAAATGCAATTTCATTTGCTAAAACAGATGAAATATCAACTGCTTAATTAGCATAAATTCTTGAGGGTGGGTGCGCATACCACCCTCATTAAATATTGTGAGGTATTATGAAAGTTAAAATATTAGAAAAGTGTTACACAGGTACACAAGGCAATATGCATAAAGGCGAAGAATACGAATTAGACCAAAAAACAGCAGAAAAACTTATTGCAAGATCTTTTGCTGAAGAAGTAAAAGAAAAGAAGAAAAAGAAAAGTTTTATTGATAGAGCTATAAAAGGTTTAGAAACTCCAGAGGATGAATAATGCCAGTTGAAAGTGCAGCAGATCGATTAGTTTTCTTAAATGTAGATGATTTTGGAACTACTGCAAGTTATACTGTTCAAGGTGGATCTGCTGTTAATATTATTGGTATATTCGACAATGAGTTTATAGAGGTTGATGCAGGTGGTACTGTTGGAGTGGCAATTCAGCAACCTAGATTTTTATGTAGAACTAGCGATGTATCTAGCGCTACTGAGGGTGATGCAATAACAATTTTAGGAGTGGCATATACAATTAGGATTGTTCAAGATGATGGAACAGGAATGACAACTTTAGTATTAGAGAAGAATTAATGGCACACGTTAGAAATCAAATAAGAGATGCTATAATTACTGCTTTAACAGGGTTATCAACTACTGGTGCTAATGTTTTTAGATCAAGAATATATCCACTAGAAAGCAATAAAATACCCGGATTATGTGTCTTTAGTAAATCAGAAGCTACAACTTTTGACACATTAACAAGACCTAGATCAATTAATAGGGTTTTAGAAATTGGTGTTGAAGCATATGTAAAAGCGACAAGCAACTATGACAATACACTTGACACTATTGCAGTAGAAGTTGAAGAAGCTATTGCATCAGATGTTACTTTAGGAAGTCTTGCGAAAGATACTCAAGTGACATCTTTTGAAGCCGATTTTAGTGGCGAGGGTGAACAACCTGTTGCTATTGGTCGGTTTACTGTTGAGGTGATTTATAGAACCTTAGAAAATGACGTAGAAACTGCAGCTTAAAAGGAGATAAAAATGGCAACACACGCAGGATCAGAGGGAACAGTTAAAAGTGGTGCAAATGCAATCGCTGAAATTCGTTCTTTTAGTTTAGAAGAAAGTGCTGATACTATTGAAGATACAACAATGGGTGATGCATCAAGAACATATCTAACAGGATTAAAAACATTTAGTGGTTCTGTAGATGTATTCTGGGATGAAACAGACACAGATGGTCAAGTATCATTTGCAGTTGGTTCTTCAGTAACTTTAGCAGTTTATCCAGAGGGTGATACAAGTGGTGACACTTTTTATTCTGGAACTGCAATTGTAACAGGAAGAACAATAACATCATCATTTGATGGTATGGTTGAAGCATCTTTCACTTTACAAGGCACAGGCGCACTTACTGCTTCAACTGTTTAATAGGTGATTAATGTCATTAGGTGAACAGATAGCAGCTAGACGTGTAAAAGAAAGAAGAACTATAGAAGTTCCAGAATGGGGTGAAGATAATTCTCCATTAATTTTATATGCAAGTGCGATTACTGCAGGTGATATCAATAAGTTGCAGAGGAAGCATAAAAACTTTCTAAATGATATGACTGTAGATGGAATGGTTGATCTTATAATAATGAAAGCTGAAACCAAAGATGGTCAAAAGGCATTCACATTAGAAGATAAGCCATTTTTGATGAGTGAAAAAGTGAGCATAATTGCAGAATTATCTGCAA